CCGTCCGCCCAGGCGGGCGTGCCGGCGAAGCTTCACGGGATCGACATCGTGCCGAACAACGACATGGACTCGGCGTTCACTACGGGCAAGAAGCTCTTGCTCTACGGCAACCTCCAGATGGCGTACCTCATCCGCGACATCGGCGAATCGATGTACCTGAGGTCCGACGTCATCTACTGGGTGACTCAGGAGGTCGGGTTCCTCGCGTGCCAGTTCTCGGACGCGAAGGTGCTCGACACCACCGCCATCAAGTACCTGCGCACGGCCTAACAGCCGGCTGAGCCGGGGGCCGAAAGGCCCCCCGCTCTCTCTGGATCTTCCCCCCATGAAAATCCGATTCCTGACCAGCTGCATGAGCTCGGAGGGTGTGTTTACCGCCAGCCGAGAGTACGAGATGGGCGACGAGCTGGCCGCTGGCTTCATCGCCGCGGGCCACGCCGTGGCAGTTGAGATGTTCGAGGAGGCCGTGCGCAACGACGAGATCGTTGAGACCGCGGTCAAGACTTCCGGCAAGTCCAAGGGCAGGAAGTGACCCTGTCTCTCATCACGGCGCCCACAGCGCCTCCGATCACGGCCGCCCAGGCGATGCTGCACGCCCGCATTGACGAACCCGCGGATGACATCCTGGACATCACCGCCAAGGTCGCCGCGGCCGTCAGCGATCGCGAGTCCTTCACCGGCCGCCAGTTCGTCAGCGCGACCTGGGAGCTGTGGCTCGACAGCTGGCCCATCGACGGCATCATCCGGATCCCTAAACCACCTTTGTCAAGCATCACGTCGATCAAGTACATCGACACGAACGGAGCGGAGCAGACCTGGTCGTCGTCGAACTACACCGTCGTCGCCCCGGCCGGACCGAACGCCCAGCACGGGTACGTAGTCCCCGCTTACGGGCTCAGCTTCCCGTCGATCCGAGCGGTCCCGAACGCCATCAAAGTCCGGTTCGTGGCTGGCTACGGACTTCCCGCGGCCGTTCCCGATGTCTTCAAGCAGGCCATCAAGCTCACATTTTCTGAGATGTACGCCTTCCGCGAGGAGCAGTTCGCGGGCAGCGTTTCAAAGAACCTACGAGCCGCGGATGCCCTCTGCTGGCCCTTTCGCGCTTTCGTCCCGGAGAACTGCTGATGCTCGCCGCCGGCAAGCTCGATCGACGGATCACGATCCAGCAGGCGGCAGCTGTGCGAAACAACGCCGGCGAGAAGACCAGGACCTGGTCCCTGCTCGCCAAGGTATGGGCCGGGGTTCTGTTTCCATCGACGCGCCAGGCTCAGAACAGCCAGCAGCTCGCCTCCGAGATCGATGCGACCTTCACCATCCGGTACCGCACCGACGTGGCGCCCCAGGAAAACATTCGCATCCTCTTCGACGGGAAGTACTACCGGGTCACTGGCGTCCGCGAGCTCGACCGCCGCGCGGGCCTGATGCTCGACTGCACCGCGAGGGCCGAATGATCAAGGTCACCACCAAGATCACGGGCCTCGACAAGCTCGCGGCTCAGCTGCAGGGCCACCTCAAGCGCACCCTGCCCATCGAGACGCGCCGACAGATCCTCCTCGATGAGGGCGCACCCGTAGCCGCTCGGATGACCGCCATGGCCCCTCGAGGGCCGCACGACCCCCATGCGGCGGACTTCATCCGGGTGACGCCCGTCGACGGATGGCAGCCCGACGAAGCCCGGGTGGCGATCGGGGTGGTCGACGCCCCCGGCAAGCAGGACCGTGGCTTCGTCCTCGGGTTCGTCGAGTACGGCACCCGAAAGCGGTCCGCCCGGCCCTTCCTACGCCCCACCACGGACGTCGAGATCCCCTCCATGCTGTCCCGCGTCGCCGACCGCGTTGCCCAGGAGCTCGCCAAGTGATCGAGAGCACCCTCCGCTCCGCGCTCCTCGCTGCGGCTCCCGTGGTCGCCCTGGTGGTCGATCGCATCTCGCCGCAGCCGATGCCCCAGGGTGAGACCCTGCCGTGCGTCACGGTCAAGAAGATCAGCGACCAGCCGATGGCCCGGGGCCAGCGTGGGCCCTCTGGCCTCCTCGATGCGCGCATCCAGGTCGACGCCTGGGGCGCCACCCTTCTCGCGGCTCAGACCGTCGCTGACGCCGTCGTGGGCGTCCTGGATCCCCGCAACCGCCGCGCCCGTGGTGGGATCAACATCCCCCTCTACGTCGGCAACGGCTCGCGGATCGACTGGGCCCGGATGCTGAACCAGCAGGACTTCGACGAGTCAGACGTTCAGGACGCCGGCGATCCGGCCATCCGATACCACCGTGTCTCAACAGACTTTCTTGTGCGCTACGCGCGCGAATCCTAAGGAGCAAACACCATGCCCGCCACTCTTGCCGGACGCATCCAGCTTTCTCAGTCCATCGCGTACCAGAACGCGCTGGACAACCAGACCGTCAACGCCGACCTCGCCCGCATCGTTGCCGTCGAGCTCGCGAACGGCACCGGCTCCGGCCAGGCCAACGCGATGTTCTCGGACACCCGCTCGCTGTCCAGCGGCGGATCGGACAACCTCGACCTCGCTGGCGGCCTCACCGACGCCTTCGGGAGCGTCCTGACGTTCACCGCGATCAAGGCGATCATCATCGAGAGCGACGCGGCCAACACCGTGGACTTCACGATCGGCAACGGCACCAACCCGTTTCTCGGGCCCTTCGGCGCCGCGGCGCACACCGTCACCGTGCGGCCCGGAGGCCTGCTCGTGTTCGTCGCTCCCCAGACCGGATGGACCGTCACCGGCGGCACCGCCGACATCCTCAAGATCCTCGCCGGCGCCGCGAACTCGTCGTACCGCATCCACATCATCGGCACGGTCTAAGGCCCGGGCCCACAGATCCATCCTTCTAACCCCCCAGGAGAAACACCATGACCGAAGTCATCACCCAGGCCGTATCCGCGTACGGGTTCAAGATCGAGATCGCGCCGGATTCAGCCGGTTCGCCGGGCGCCTACGTCGAGCTCGGCGAGGTCCGAGACGACGACCTCGAAATACCCGAGGACTCGGCCGTCGCGATCCGGTTCCGCACCAACCAGAGCCCGACCGGCTACAAGGAGACCGTGATGTCGAAGGCGAAGGAGCTGGCCGAATTCACGGTCAACGTCAACTTCGTGCCCGGCATCACCATCCAGTCGACCGTCCTCGGGTACTTCAAGACCCGGGCGCTCACCTGGGTGAAGATCACCAACGGCGCCGCCACCATGGTCTTCATCTGCAAGGCCTACTGCACGAAGCGCAAGTACGAGCTGAAGGGCGAGGAGGTCGATCGAGCGACCCTCACCTTCACCCCGTCCGGCGGCGCGCAGACCGGCTCGACGTTCCCTGCCGTCTAAGCGTAGATGGCCAACCACCAGGCCGGAGAAGCCGAGCTCGCCGCGGGCGGGCTCGGCCGTTTCACTCTCGTCTTCACCTCGAACGCACTGGCCGAGATCCAGTCGGCGTTCGCGCTGGGGACGGGAGCCACGGGTGACCAGCAGTTTCTGGATCGTCTCTTCCACCTGCCAGTGGCCATGCACCACGATCTACGCATCGCCCTCCTGCACGCCCTCCAGGCGAAACACTCGGACCGGGTCAGGGATCTCTACGAGGCCGGCGTCGTGATGGACGCCGCGGGCCTGGCTGCCGTTCGGAAGGCGATCGCCCAGGCCCTCGTCGCCGGGTTCCCGTCGACTACGCAGGACGAGACGTCGGTGGGCGCCTCGCCCCCAAAAGCCCAGAGCCCTGGAGCTGGTTCCGAGTAATCGAGCAGGCGACCAGGGCCGGCATCAGCAAGGAGCGATTCTGGTCCATGACGCTGCGCGACATTGCCACTCAGATCCGCGCGAGCGGCAAGAACGAAGCGGAGCAGCTGCGCCTGGCCCAGGCAACCGCCTGGTTCACCGAGGCCTTCGCGCGAACCAAGAAGCTGCCCGATCTCGAGCGCATCCTTCGGCCGGCCAATGAGCTCGCCCCGGCCGAGCGGACGAAGCGCCAGGTCGACAAGCTGCAACGCCTGGCCATGGTGACCGGCGGCGAAGTGATGGAGATCAAGCACTGATGGCTACCGACGGCAAGCCGATAGCCATACTGAGCGCCCTGGTTGCCCTGGGCGTCGACGAGGCCAGCGCCGCGCGCGTCGTGCGCGAGATCACCAAGGACGCCAACCAGATCCAGAAGCGCCTTGACCTGCTGAACGCGACCAAGGCGCAAAAGTCGATGGACTATTGGGCCGCGACGGTCAAGGAAGCAGGCGGCGTCGAGAAACTCACCGCGGAGCAGACCAGTCGCCTGACAGTCGAAATCGAGAAGCAGGCGAAGGCCGGGGCAAAGATCCCGCTCGCCCTGCAGCCGGCGATTGACTCAATGAACAAGCTCAAGGCGGCGGAGAAGAACGCTGCCGAGGCTTCCGCGCTCAAGTCCGGCCTACTCGACAAGGCGGGCCTCGGCGCTCTCGCCGGCATGGGCCCAGCGGCCGGAGCGCTGCTCGCGGTCGGCGCCATGGCGGGCGCTGGCAAGGCGACCTTCGACCTGATCAACTCCACGGCCGAGCTCGCGGACAACATTCAGGACCTCTCGACCAAGTACCAGGTCAGCACCGACACCATCCAGGAATGGCAGTTCATGGCTGCCCGGACCGGGATCTCGGTCGATGACTTCGGCTCCGCGGTCGTCAACCTGTCCAAAAACCTCGAGACCGTCCCGGAGAAGTTCAAGGCCTGGGGCATGAACGTCGAGCACCTCAAAACCCTCCGTCCGAACGAACTGCTCGGCGAGATGTCGGAGAAGCTCAAGACCCTGAACGAGTCCGACCGCCTCACCTTCGCGAAAGAGCTGATGAAGGGCGTGGAAACGCTCCCCGCTCTCCTGGGTGGATTCGACGAGCTGGTGGCGAAGGCTCGCGAGCTTGGGGTCAACCTGTCTTCCGCGGACATTGATTCTCTCAACAAGCTGCGGGACAACCTCGACGATGTCGGCACTGCGTGGGAGGGAATGTGGGTCCAGTTGGGCGCCGCCCTCGCCCAGGACCAGGGCGTGCAGGACTTCTTCACCACGCTCAAGGATGGAGTCGTCGGGCTAGCCAGGATCATCAAAGAGAACAAGGCCGAGATCGCTGGCTTTGCGAAGATTTTGGCGGGAACGGCGACTTTCAAGCCCATGTTGGCCCTTCAGGGGACCTTGCAGATGCTGGATATCGGA